GCTGGTCGTTTCAGGCTTCCTACAACCAAGTTTCGGTTTCGTTGATTGTGTCACCAGTAGCGTTTTCGTTGCAGGCACTTCAATGGGACGAAATTTCCAACACATTTACCTGGTCGGGCGTGTCGCCGACGCTTGACTGGGAAAATGCGACAATAGTGGTCTGATAAGGAGACAACATGGCAAATCCAACAACAAATTATGGCTTTGTGTTACCAACGTCAACGGACTTGGTGACTGACCTTCCAGCCGATTTTGATATTGCGCTGCAAGGCGTTGATACACGTTTGAAGGCATTACAACCTGGAACAACACTTGGAGACATTGCTTATTCATCAGCAACGGCAAACACAAGCACGCGCCTACCAATTGGCACAACTGGTCAAGTTTTGGGTGTTGCCGCAGGCGTTCCAGCATGGGTTGCTGCTGACCCACTTGTTATTTTAGACGCTAAGGGCGATTTAATAACTGCAACGGCAGCCGATACACCAGCCCGCCTAGCAGTAGGCACTAACGGACAAACACTTGTGGCAGATAGTACCGCTTCCACAGGCTTGAAATGGGCTACGCCTACTAGTGGGTCACTCACTTTATTATCTACAACTGCTTTAACTGGTTCAGATGTAACAGTTTCAAGTATTAGCGGCTCATATACTAATCTTTACATTTTACTCGAGGGCGTAACACTACAAACTGCAGCAGGAATTCTAATTGCTAGATTAAATGGCAATTCAGGTGCGCATAATTACAATGCTTTAAGCACGCAATATACGGCGGTGCAGAATTATGAAGGCGCACAAATAAATCCAGGTTCAGGTAGCGCACACGCAACTGCACAAACTGCCAATATCGCTTTTAATGTTTACAATTACGCTTCTGCAACAATGGCAAAACCTTTTGATTTTGTAGGTTCATTTTATTACATATCTCAAAGAGGTATTTCAGGTGGCGGTGCTTATCAAAGCACCACGGCCATATCATCTTTCCAGTTTCTAACTACTGGTGGCACATTTTCAGCAGGTTCTATTAAAATCTACGGAGTGAACTAATGACTAATCCAATGAAGCGAATCCACGATACCGAGACTGGCGAAATTATTGACCGCGAAATGACGGCAGATGAATTGGCGGAATTTAACGCAATTAAAGCAGAGCAAGTAGAACAAGCAGAAGCCAAAGCACAAGCAGAAACAGACAAAGCAGCAGCACAGGCAAAACTCGAAGCACTTGGTTTAACTGCTGACGACTTAAAAGCACTTGGATTATGACCTACCCGCTGGGCACTTTCGCTGCGTTGATTGAAATTGCAAAGGCTGAAATTGGCACAATTGAAGAAGGCGACAATCTAACCAAGTACGGCAAATTTACAAAGGCCGACGGATTACCTTGGTGCGGTTCTTTCGTTAACTGGTGTGCGGCACAAGCGGGCGTCAAGATTCATTCAGTTGTGGGAACTGCAATCGGGGCACACAAATTTAAAGAAACAAACCGTTGGTCAAACATTGCACAATTGGGTTATTTGGCTTTTATGGATTTTCCACACGACGGCATTGACCGCATTTCACACGTTGGAATTGTTGTTGGCTTAATTGACGACAAGCAATGCATAACCATTGAGGGCAACACCAGCGGGACAGGCGACCAACGCAATGGCGGTATGGTCATGGTAAAGGTTCGCAATGTTGGCAAAGAAATTGTTGGGTTTGGAATTCCCAAATTCGTACCTTACAAGGGCGAACACCCAACAGTTGAAATACCAAAATCGGGAGACAAACCGACAAAGGAGAAAACAAAAAAATGGACAAAGCCAAAGCCTTAATCGCCTCATGGGCACGCTCATTCATGGCAGCCGCACTAGCCTTATACATGGCAGGTGTGACAGACCCAAAGACACTTGCAATGGCAGGCGTTGCAGCGATTGCACCAGTTGTCTTGCGCTGGTTAAATCCGCAGGATAAGAGTTTCGGGTTAACGGGGAAGTAACTCGGAAACTCACCGCAGCAGGATTGGCTTGGGCACTTGCGCTAATCCTGACTGCGTGTGGGTATCAGGGTTGGACACGTTATGAGTGCCAAGAATATAAAAACTGGTCAAAACCTGAATGCCAAAAACCACAGTGCGTCCCGACTGGAACGTGTACTGACGACATACTTGGATTCTCAACACCATAAACCATCACGACGCCGCGCACCTGAAGACGTTCACGCGCAGTTAATTTTGATAATTGGTTCGACACTTGCAGCCGTGTTTTTAATTGTTACAGTCGGCATAACTTACGCGCTTATATTTGTCACCCAGCCAATTGGGGCACAAGCACCCAACGACGCAGCCTTTATTGACCTATTGAAAACCCTGGCCATTTTCTTGACTGGTTCGCTGGGCGGTGTGCTTGCTGGAAACGGACTAAAATCCAAGGCAAAGTCAGGTGACACGCCGACAAACACGCAAGGTTCTTGATTTGGCGCGCCTTATGCGTCACCCTAAGTGCAGGTGGTAGTCGTTACCACCAAGAATCGGGAGAATTCAAAATGGTAGTTGACTTATTAGACCCGCAGACTTTGCGGGCTTTATTCCTAATCGGCGTGCTTTGCACCTTAGCCGCTGCCCTGGGTTATTCATGGGGACACAAAGACGGAAGCCGTGAAGGCTATACACGTGGGCGTGCTATCAGTCGCCATATCTCACAAAGCCAAAGGGAAGTGAAATAAATGGGATTCCTGGATAACTACGAGGCAAGCCGCGAGCGTTTAGAGCGCTGGAATCGCACCTATCCAACTGGACGCATTGAAACCAGCATTGTTGAATTTAGTGCTGACAAGGGATATGTGTTGGTTGAAGCAAAGGCGTTTCGTCATGAAGACGATTCCCGTCCAGCAGGCATTGACTACGCCTACGGCTACCAGGGCGCATATCAACAAAACATGAAACGCTGGTTTGTGGAAGACACGGTCACTTCAGCAATTATGAGGGTGCAACAACTTGTCATGGGTGGCGCTGAGAGAAGCACCAAAGAGATAATGGAACAAGTTGAAAAGACTTCAGCAAAGGTTGCAAACACTGACAAGCAATACGACTATTGGACGACCAAATTTGGTGACGTTCCAAGTTACAAGACCGAAGAAGACATGGAAGCAGCAGGTGTTCCAACTTTGGCTTCAGGCGTCGCAGAAATTGCAAAACAACTGGGCGGTGAATTGGTCGCTGAATCGCCACAATGCCGTCATGGCCACCGTGTTTTTCGCAGCGGAAACAGTGCGAAGACCGGCAAAGATTGGGCAAACTACTCATGCGTAGGGCGCAAACCTGACCAGTGTGACCCAATTTGGCTAGTGCTTACCAGTGACGGAACATGGAAGCCACAAGTATGACAAAACAACGCTTAGTCAAAATACTAGTCTGCGTTGAAGTTGTCTTGGTTTTGCTACTGATTGGGGCAATGTTCCTATGAGCGATTACATGGAGATAATCAACCCACAAACAATGGTGGGCAAACTGCTCAAGAATGGCGAAGTGGTCGAAGAATACAAAATGGAACAATGCGACAAGTGTTCCAGCCTGGTCAGATTTGACGCATTTGGCTATCAAAAAGGGTACGGCAATGAAAAGATTATTTGGTTTTGTGTGGGCTGCCGTTGAAGATGACCTTGACGCGCGAGGAAGAATTTACGTGCCACGACGCAGCAATCCATTTGGCAAAAGCCAACTTGGACTATTGGCAAACACGTACAGGCGGTTACTCAACAGAGAAATCACTTCATGACCTAATTGCACAAGACGCGCAAAGTATCGGCAGTGAATGGGTAGTTGCAAAATACCTCAATGTTGAGTTTGACCCATTTGAGCAAAAGGGCAAAACCAAGGCTGACGTAGGTTCACACTTTGAAGTGCGTTGGACTAAATACCTTGCAGGCCAACTTATAATCCACGAATACGACCGCACCGACGACGTGGCAATCCTGGTCACGGGTGAATCACCGCATTTCTTCATTGCGGGTTGGATTCCCATTGCCATGGCTAAACGTCCAAAGTACCGACACAGTAAGCAACCTAACTGGTGGGTAACACAAATCAACTTGCAACCTATTGAAAACCTTAGGAGAAGCAACTATGGACACAGTTCAGTTTGAGTGCAGAAAATGCAAAAAAGTAACGAAGCAAGTAATCCACAAGGTGACGGACAACCTTCCCAACGGTGTGGAAGTGATTCAATGCACCAAGTGCGAAGTAATGGGGGTTGCGCAGATAGGGACTTTAAATGCCAATCTATGAGTTTAAATGCACGGTGTGCCAAATCAGTGTTGAGGTGGATAAGTCAATCCACGACGAACACAACCCAATCTGCTGCGGGCAAAACATGAGCCGTACCTACTCAACTTTTGGTGTTTCATTTAAAGGAAAAGGCTGGGGTGGACAGTGAAAAGTTATCAACAGTGTTTATCCACAACCGTGCAAAACTTGTGGGACACGCCCAAGGCCACGCACAAAGTTATTCAACCCTTGACTGGGGGGTGTACGCTTGACGCATACAACAACACCACGCATTTCGTGGGTAAAACCAAGAATGAATATCTTTCAAAGTATCTTAAAATCAAAAAGATAGATAGAAAAAGAATTCAATTGTTGTTGTCAATCACTAGCCTAATCGCAATGCTAGGGGCAAGCCCTGCCAATGCAGCGAACTATTCAATAGACCATTTGAAGTTATATGCACATTCTAGGATTCTTGACTACAAAGAATTCCAATGCTTCAACAAGATAATCACGAAGGAATCGCGTTGGTCATATACTGCAAAAAACGGGTCGCACTTCGGATTGGGTCAGATGAAGTCCAAGCACTACCGTGACTTAGACCCTTTTAGACAAATAGACGCAACTCTCAAATACATTACAATTCGTTATCAAACACCATGCAAAGCATGGGCGTTTCATCAGCAAAGGAATTACTTCTAATGGCTAGTGCATTGAAAGACAGTGGAAGCACAAGCCAATGGCGCAAGATACGTCAACGCATACTGCAGCGCGACGGACACACGTGCCAGGCATGCGGTATGGAAGGCAATTCGGTTGACCACATAACACCACGAAGCCTTGGTGGTAGTGATGAGGACTGGAACTTGCAGACATTGTGCATTTCATGCAATTCAGCCAAAGGGGGGCGGTTTTTTAATAGCACGGCGACAC